TCATGTGATATGTTCTGTGGCTCTCTTCTGTCTTCGTGTCATCTTTTTCGACAATAGTGGAAAACTTAGAGACAACATGCCTGATCGTGATTTCTTTGTTTTCAAAATCAATACTATCCCACTTTAGCCCAAGCAACTCGCTGCGCCTGAGCCCAAGAACAGCGGTCACTATTATAAGTGGCGCTATCGGTTCCGAATCGATTTCAGAAAACAACTGTCGCATTTGACCGGCGGCGTAGAATGAAGGTTTATATTTTACCTTCTTCGGTTTCTTGACAATTTTCACAGGATTTTCTGCAATCTTCTTTTTCTCTACGGCATCTTCGCAAATTTGGCTTAAAACGGTGAGATAGTTCCGCACAGATTTGCCAGATAACTTCCCACCAGTTTTCAGATTCCCATCTTTGGATAAATGTGTTGAGAATACTTGGATTACCTCTGGCGTGACATCGCAAAGCCGAATGTTCTTCTTCTTGAAAAACGGAATTATATGGTTTTGTGCGGCGCTCTTATACCCCTGATAAGTCACAGGATCATAAATAAACTCTGCCGTAGAGACCCAATTCTCTGCGTACTCATAGAACATATCGCCGCATGGAACCCGCATCGGTTTTGGCGTTTTTTCATATTTGTCGATCAAGTCATCAAGAACTTTCTTCGCCGCTCTTTTGTTGTGCCCGGTCGTGTTATACCCTGTTGATATCCACTTTTGTTTGCGCTTGCCATTTTCATCTTCAAGATTCAACACGGCGTAATAGATGTTTTTCTTTGTTTGCAGGCTTCCTGTTACCATTTTGCACCTCCCATTGGTAGAAGCCGCCACATATATGTATTAGTAATTATACCATATATCAAGCGTTTACTCAAGGATCGAACTCTCGACAAATCGAATTACCTCCGTTTTCGGGATCACGTAAGGCTTCCCTGTATTCAGTCTTTTTAATCTCCCATCTTTAATCAGTTCATAAATTCTGTATGGCTTCATGCAAAGCATTTCCGCCACTTCATTTATTGTCACAATATCTTTATACTCAGAAAACATTTTAATCCTTTCTTATGCGTTTAGGCGATGGATACCCATCGCCTTTTGATTATAAAACACTGTTTTTATTCAGATGTAAGTGCCCAATTCATGGGCACTTTTTATTTTGCGTTAGTCGCTTCTGTTTCTGTAAATGGTTCTGGATCGTTGACTCCGATCATCTCTTTTTCAAAATCGATCTTGTCAGCATCTTCAATCTCGGAATCAGGAAACTCGCTATCAACAGTTTTGTAACTGTGAACTACTATGTATAGGTTTCCGAGTTTTGATTTCTTGGACGACTGGTTGACATTATTAGCGCCAAGCATATCTTCCTCTCCTGCCACCACTTTATAATCAAGATACAGTTCTTCTTCCGAGCCATTATCATATTTTAATGTTACGCTGGTGATGTCGTCATAGGAAAGGATTCTATTAAACTTGTCGAGGTTGTCACACCAGGACGAATAAGTATCATTCCCTTCCCCATATATCTCTGCACAGAATTCGTGAGCAACGTCCATATCGCAGATTGCATTACAGGCGATGCGGCTGACTTCATGGCTGATATCGCCAACGTAGAAGGCTCCTATGTATTTGGCATCAATACTGAAGTATTCGCAGTTCTCAAACTGGAACTCAATCGATTGTAGATTTCTCATCTGTTCTCCAGATAAAACACTTCTTTAATCAAGTTGACCTACTCGTAAAATTTTCGATAACACTGGCGGCCTGTTTAACCAGTTCACTATGTTCTCCGTCTCCCCATCTGTCGCAGTAGCCTCCAAACTTCCTAAGATCGGCAATCAGTTCTTCGATACTTTTCTCTACCTGCATGTTGGCTCCGCAACTTGGACAATACTTGGATTTAAACGGCGCACAATCGCCGCATTCACTGCATCTATATGCAGCCGCGTATATTCCGTTTTTGTTGTAAACCAGGTTAGCATCTACCTTTGTCCAATTACCTTTGTTCATAAACTCTCCTATATTTTATCGAACTCTAATTTCTTTGCCAAACTCGTTTGGCACATTTGTATATATAGGAATATCTGGATACATAGCGAAAACCACTTCTTTTGGCAGATACATGTCTTGATACCAGAACAGGCTTCGTCCTTTATATTCCGGTTTACGGAAATCGTCGTTGTCAAGGGAGAAGTCGCCAGACCTGCCACAGATTGAGCAGTGCGTTGACCAGTAGAATGACGGATGCAAGCCACCGTTCAGACCAGTGTGCATTGTGATGGACTTTTCATACTGGTGTTTATGATCTGCTCGCTTGCTGGCTTTTGAGTTCTGCGGCTTTTTCTTTCTGTATCTCGCTACCTCGTCCATTTATCCTCCATCAAATAAAACCAGTATTTTATCATCAATTTCGACCTTCAAAAGTGCCCATGAATTGGGCACTTTTATTTTTGCGGTTCAGATTCTAATTCTGGCTTCCATCCTATGAATGTGCCGCCATGTTCCATAAGCGGCTCGCCGCAGCATGTGCAGTAGTGCATGTCACAGTCATCCGGTGAAATACCAAGATCAAGCCAGACCGTCTTCATACAAATTGGGCATCTCCATCCATGATTAAACCCGTTACCAGGAACATGCTCCCACTCGCGGACGAAGCGCTGCTCTACATCAGTTTTCATGATAAAAGAATCCTTTCATAACAGTCGCTGGATATCTTCATAGTGGATGTGATACTTACCAAGTGCATTATAAATCCGATGGTAATGGCCGCAGTGCCACTCTTTGAACTCAAGCCCTTCTTCCAGCAGTTCATCAAAGTATTGTGTCAAGTGATCTGAACCGTAGTAGCCTAGAGCCCCGCACACTGTTTGCGGTAGACAATGCGTGAGAACATAGTCAACTTTATATCCGGCGTTTCGCAGCGTATCTTTACCTCGTTCCAGTTCTTCCTCACTTGGGATCTCACGCTCCCACCAGGACACATGGTTCACGCGGAACATGCGACCTTGGTTATACCAGCGGCGATAGGTGCGCTCAAAAAGCTTTGGATCGGAATATTTCTCTGGGTCGAGAATGCCATCTTGGATGTCGTGTGAACTTGCGCCGCCCATGACAAAGAACTTCTTGTCTTCAAAGTCGAAGATGTAGCCGCGCATCAGGTGAAAGATGTTGCTGCGGATCTGGTGTGCCTTGCCACCATGAAAATCGAAGATTGGAAACTCATCTCCATTGAGGCGGTCATAGTTCTCGTGATTGCCGTCAATGAAGCAGAAAGTGCAAGGTTTTTCTTCGAGGAATCGGAGGTTGCCAAGTTCTCGTGAGCTGCTCTGCTTATAATCCCAAATACCGCCGAAGTCACCAAGGATGATAATGTAGTCATCCTTGGTCATTTCTTTGATTTCCGGGAAATTCCTTGATGTGAATCGGCTGAAGTCGGCATGGGTGTCGCCTGTGATATAGACCATTTAATCCTCCATATCTCCGTACAGTTCGCACTCATTCTGATCTGTCCGATCTGCGTTGTCCCACCAGCCGAATGACGTTTCTCCTGTTACAGAATTGCGCCAGATCTGCACCGTGCAGTTTTTATGGATTTCTTCCTCATCATAGAGATTGGTTCGAACGGATATCAGATCGTTATCATCAAACTCTTTGACCGGAGCATTCGCTAGAATGTGCTCATAAACCGCTCTGTATGAATAGGGAAAGGCATCGGTCTTCCCCATGAGGTAGTCAAGGTTTATGTATTTATGCAATATTCTTTCTCCATTCTTTGATAGCGGAGATCACGTCATCAATGTTGCTGACGAGAACACCGTACTCTTTGATGAGCCCGGTGACATAAATGTTCTGATAGGAGTATTGCTGCTCTCCCAGCGACGAGGCTCCGCCAGCATCTTTCGCTTCGCTGTGGGTCAGGAAGCATTGCCTGTTGTCCGTGCAGATCCCGACAAGGCATTTGTTATCGCCGCGTGTGATCTTTTCATGGAATTTGCCGATTTCGGCACATGTGCCGGCAGGGAGAACGTCTCCATCAATGCAGGCAATGAGCACATCTGTTTTATCGAGTCTGGCATTGTCCGCTGCGGCTACTTCTTTGGAGCCTGCGAACTTTTTCTTCCCTTCCACGCCGTTGATATCCGTATTCTCTACAGGAGAATAAAGGTACATCTCCGGGAAAGCATTGCGCAATTTTGCCGCCCACTCTGTATTGCGGAGCAGGTCTCCATAGGTGAAGATTGGACCAGCCAAATAAGCATTAAACTTTTTCAATCTCTTTCTCCTTTAAGATAAGATTCAGAACAACGCCAAACACCAGCGCAAGCGCAGTTCCGCTGATGGCAAAGGTAGCACCTCCAATGGCCAGCCCGCTGATGCCAAGAGACAGAACACTGGACACCATAATAAGGTTCTTCTGGTTATTCAGATCAACCTGCTGGAGCATCTTGACGCCGGAACAGGCAATGAAGCCATAGAGAACGATGGCGGCTCCTCCAAATACGCAGCTTGGGATCGACGCGATGAACGCCTGCACTGGCGCGATGAACGAAAGAAGCATAAGCATCAGGGCGGCAGTTGCCGTTACGATCGTTGACGCTACCCTGGAATATCCAACGCAAGCAACACCCTCGCCATAGGAACAGATGCCGAGACCGCCGAACACGGACCCAACAAGATTTGCCATACCTTCTCCGGCAAAAATCCTGCTAAGCCCAGGCTCTTTATACAAGTCCTGACCGATGATGCCGCCAAGAGCTGCGTGATCGCTGAGGCATTCCATCATGGCGCTGATTGTAAAAGCGATATAAATGACAACGATGGATGCGACATTAAATCCGAAGCCTGTTCCCCAATGCGTAAATGCTAGATCAGGCATCGCAAGCAGTGTCGTGTTTTGAAGCACACTGAAGTCTACGATCTTGATGATCCCAGCGATAGACAAGATAATCGAGAACACATAACCGGCAAGCGTTCCGATCAAGAATGGAAGGATCTTTGCCATCCCTCTCGCATAGTGACTCGTAACCGCTATAACGATAGCGGTGAACAATGCAATCAGGATTCCCCATATATTTGTTTCCCCTCCTACCTGAACGTATGTACCGATAAATCCCATGAGCGTGATTCCAATTACCATCGTGACGGCACCGATCAGTGCTTTCGGAAAGACTTCGTAAATCCTATCGACCGGAACTTTTGAGAAAATATAGCCAAAGGCACAGTACACAAGGCATGTCGTTAAGCCGCCAACAGCTACAGCAGGATACCCGCCAGCCGCCAATGCGATCAGAACCGGAGCGACAAAAGCACCGCTATTGGAAACGAACATGGGAGACTGCCATTTCGTTGTGACCAGATAGGTAATGGTTGCGAGGCCGGCACCAAACAAAGCGCCGCTGACAGAAACACCGCAGATATTTGCAATAAGCACTGAAGCCACAAACACACTAAGCATAAGCTGTAAACCAAAGAGTAATGTCTTGCCTACGCTCGGTTTGTCGTTAATACCATAAATCAAATTCTCATTCCTCCTCAAACAGACCTCTCTGCTTTTTAATAAGTTCTTCTGCATACTTCTCCCCGAGCGGAGTCAAGGAGAACACGGCATCAGACGGGATATATCCTTGCTCCGCTTCTTTAAATGCATCGCGTACTTCTTGGAAGTCCATAGTCCTATGGACATCTTGCAGTTTGCCATCGTGATAGACCTTTGCAGAAATTGTAACTTCGACCGTATTTTTCGGAACGGCCAGCACAATGAATTCGTTTTCGAGTTCGATGATTTCTTGATCCATCACTTTGCTCCAGTGCTTCCATGTCCGCCACGGTCAGGATTACAAAGATGGTCAGTTTCCTCAAACTCAAGGTCAGGTTGTTTCTTTGCGATACGGAACTGGCAGATTCTGTCGTTCTTACGGATGATGGTATCTCGCAGAGCGTATGCCGGGAAGAACCACTGATCGTTGTCCCCGCAATAGGAATTATCGATCACGCCGAAACTGTTCGTCTGGACAATACCGAAATTCTTAAAGGTGCTGCTGCGAGGTACGACATGCGCCTCATAGCCTTCGGGGAGCTGCATGGCAATGCCCAGAGGGATCAGCTTGAACTCACCTTTTTTCAGCTCGACTGTTTCGGCTGCGCGGATATCGCACCAGTCGCCTTTGGCGATCTTGTGGATACGCTCAATCTCTGGGTCAAAATACTTGATAATAATTCTCTCGCTCATTCTTTCTCCTGTTTATGAAATCTGCTGTGCGTACTGGTTATCGCTCGCCAAATTCACGCCGAGTATCTGGTCAAAATGCGGGCAATTGTCGGGTCGGAACCGCCCATATTTAACAACGATGTTCGGAATTGAAAGTAACATGTTGAGTTTCCCATCAATCTCGTATTCGTCGTAGCCCGTGTAGATAACAACTGTATCTTGGCAGTCATAATCATTTCGCAATTTGAAGATCAGATCATATACATCTACAAACTGATCAAATGGTTCCAGACCGCCAAACACAATAGCTTTTGTAATGGGATTGCCGAGGTATCTTTTGATAATTGTATCGATGTCTATGTCGATAGGCTCTTGTTTGACGAGTTCGCTGTTTTGGCAGTAATGTCCGCCATTTTCATAGTCGCACTTAAACGTACAAGTGTTTGTACTAATGAACATGGATGGGACTTTGTAGTTAACAAAGTCCTCATCCGTGATTCCCTTGATGAGCATTACTGCATCACTCCGTCATTTGAAAGAACATTCATCCACCGGCGTTTATCAAACTCTTGCTTACGAATCTTTTGATAACTGGATGTGGGTGTATAGAAACCAACTACCCTTGCGTATGTATCAGCAATCGGTTTGCCGCATACCGGGCAATACGGCTCAGAAATAAAAGCATGCTTGTCTTCGCAGACGCTAATTTTTGTTGTAAACGCGAAGTAGATCACGCCTTGTGCTGCCACATAGTTGAGCATATCCCATGCGGTTTCTTCATTCGGGAAGCGGTTCTCAATGTTGATGTGGGCGATACAGCCGCCGCCACACTTCTTATCAAACAGAGAGCCAAGACGGCACTTCTCCTGGATCGTGCATTTCTCCATTAACGGGACCCACTGATTGCTGTAAATAAAGTATTTATTCTGCTCAAACAGAAGGTTATCTGCCTGACAAATAACCCCTGCGCAGTTCTCTGCGGGGATCATTTCAATGTTGAATGTGAAGTCGCACTCGAAACTATCTTTGACTTCGTTCATTGCATCGAGGATTTGTGTGGTGAACTCTACAGCTTCATCGGAATAACTCTTGCAACCAAGTTCGTCCGTGTTAATCAGTCCGAAGAGGTCCATCACCTCATACATACCGATGCCGCCGATGGTGCAGAACTGCTTGTCCAACTCGACGGCTCCATCCTGATAGTTCGGCAGAAGACCTTTTTCGATATTCCTCTTGAGAATATGCCGCATGGAAGTCAGTGCCTTGCAGTCAAGGAGAACGCGCTCACGAAGAATTTTCAGGTATTTCTTCTTATCAAACTTGCTCTCATATGCAATACGTACAAGGTTAATCGTGCTGACGCGGCAAGAACCAACCGACAGTGCCGTACCACCAATAGAGTTTATAAAGGCATCAAGTTTCTGCGTATCGCTCAAAAGGCGGCAGCAATTAGACAGAACACCAACATTATCACTCACAAAGAAGTTTGAATCGCTCCATCTCATATTGTGCTTCGAACACCATCTTGCAAAATCTTCATCCTGGAACTTGCCATTCTGATAAAGAAGCGAATATGTCAGCACAGGATAGGTGAACATGTTGATTTCTCTTGTCTCGCTGACAACTTCCATGAATACCTTCTGGCATTCAATCAGATCTTCGATGTGATCAATTGCGAGTGTGCCGTCCGGGAATTCAACTCCGCCGAAAAGAGATTCCAGATACGGACGATCAAAGATAGAAACGTTTGTAAACGCTGACTGGTCAATGCGGAGGAACGGCTGATTAAGACGGAACAGAAACTTCTGGAAATTCTGACGCAGATAATAATCAGGATCTTTCATGTAATAGCCATCTTCCACATCTCTTTTCCAGAACCACCACGCCCAAATCAGGACATTCGGCATGCCGACAGCACCGGATTGGCGGTTGCTGAGGAAACTGACAAACTCAATCACATCATCAAAGTATGTTGTCAGATGCTTTGGTGCTTGATTGTTGTATCTTGTATGTTTGATTATTTCTACTACTTCGCTGGTTTCATGGTCATAAAATTTGGTTTCGGTCTCACTATTAAGGAAGAAAAGTCCCTCTGTGGCAAGGCGCGTGAAATCGTTTGCCCAGCAATACGGGAAATAACTCGCCGTTGTACTGTCGTTCAGGTAGAATCCCCGACTAAACTCCTGTTCAAGCCACTGCTTCGCTGTACGCAGCCCCCACATCTTTTTGATCTCCATGAAGATCTTATTGAGACCGAAGAGTTTATCCTCACTTTTGCCCTTCTCGGTCATGAAACTACGAATGTCTTTGTGGTTCGCGTTTGCGTTTGGGTCGATGCTGGAGTCTGCAACCGTGTCCTTATCAACGAAGTTATCGATGAACTCTGAGAAGTCAAGCTGGCTCGGATGCAAACCATTGATGTACTCAAAATCTTCCCCGTACTTCTCTTTTAAATCTTCGAGGCAACGCTCAAAGTCCTTGGAAAGCTTCAACTGAATATTCATCCGGTGTCCTCCTTACTGATTGTTGGCCCAAGTAACAGCATGCCCAAAGTCCAGCAATTCGTCTCCAACCATCAAAGCGGGAGCAGACATCATGCCAAGCGACTGCATCTCGGCAACATCAGTGTTCTCTGTGTATGTAATATTTTTTGCTTCAAGTTTGTTTTTCAAAACCTTGCACTTGGGACAGCCGGTGGAATAAAGGATTACTTTCTCTGTCATATAGCCTCCATTTAGTTGTTTTTGACTGCATATTAAAGGAATAAATAGGTGCCGATGAATTCGGCTGCGGAATCATAGTTATCTTCGATACGAAGCAGGCTGTCCAGAATCCACGGGTGAACGTCTTCTGGATCACCTATCCCAATCACGGGAACGAATCTATCTTTGATTGCATCGACAGTCGCTATCTCATAGTGTGAACCAACGCTGTCGTTGATCCCATCAAGATTGACAACCACTACATCGCACTTGTCTCGAACGACGCCAAGCTCCCATCTCTTAATCTCCTGTTGCGTTCTCTGACTGTCATACTCGTAGTTATAATAGAACGGAGGATGGATAAACGTAACAGTAACATTCTCTGGTTTGATACGTTCAACCGCATTTTCGATTTTGAGACGCCAGTTCATCTGTTCAGAGAGGGTCAAACCGCTCATCTTACCACAGGTGTAAATCGTATAATTCTTCACGTCGCCACCTCATCAAACAAACTGTGCTGACCAGGAAGCACTGTGCTATCCGGAGGATTTAGAAACGCATTAGCAATTTTCAGGATCTCATCTGGTGTATATTTAAACTCACAATTATTTATAGTGAAGTCAACCTCGTCCGATACGCCATCGAATTCGCCTACGTCCGTGAGGTTTCTGCGGTATGCCTCCTCGATATCATCTCCGCGCTTCAGCATATTGATCAGTCTTGTTCGGCGGTCAACGTCAAGATAAATCGACGTGGTAGAAATGCCGAGTTTCTTCATCGTGCGCAGGCCATGCGGAGTAAGTACGGCGGCTGCATTTTCTTCCAGACAATCCTTCTTTGCGATGCCGTAAAACCAGCCACGATAGTTCATACTTTCAGCGAAGAAATTATGTTTATCAAGATAGTGAAAGTCTTGCTCTGATATGAAATTGTAGTCAATGTGGTTTACTTCGCCGTCGCGTTCCGGTCTGGTCGTATATGTAACAATGCGTTTGTACTTGGAATCCTCGCCGGTTAAACCCTTAATCAGGGTAGTCTTTCCGCTGCCGGATTCCCCAAGAATCACAAGCAATAAATCAACCTCCTATATTTTGCAAACCAATGTCCAACATACTAGCCTGCTCAAAAATATCAAAGTTATTGAACACTTCGAGAATGCGTTTCTTGGCGCAGTCTTCGCAGAGCTCTTCGTCGTCAACTATGTATTCGGCTTCATCTCCGCACAGATCGCAGTAGACACGCTCAACATTTCTATATTGGCACGCCTCACCGATACAGCCAAGGTATGGTGAACAGCCGACGCATTCATTCTCCACTGCCCGCATCGTCTACCTTTGCTTTCCCGAGTGTCGTGTTGCAGAATTCTACGATCTCGTTGATGCGCTGGTTATACGGCTTGTCTCTGTGCGCGATCTCCAGAACCGCGCCACAAATCATACGAGCTCCAGTGCGTAGGCTATTAACCCTGACCTTTTCGAACTCTTCTTTGAGGGCTTTATCGAGTTTCGCTTCTTGTTCCTGTGTCATCGTTACCTCCTGATGGTATTATAGCATTTATTTTGCATTTGTCAACAGTTTCTGTTGTCTGCTTCTAAATTTTTTATGAGGCAGTTCCACAGGTCTTCAATGGTCTTCAGTTTGACAATAGATCCATCTGCCTCTGTGACGCAGCCATCCTTGTACTCATTGCCGCAATCCAGTTCAAATACCCAGTATGCGATCAAATCATCTTCGTCATGCATAATCGTTGCCAAGAGATCCACCACATTGTCAACCATCATCGGGAACATCAACTCACACTCATCTCGCGACTGCTTGTTAAACGCAACAGTAAGATCGATCAGCCCATCTTGGAATCGCATATTTCTTACGACGGCTTCCAGGTGCTTCTTGAACTCTTCATATGTAATACCTAATTTTTTCAAACGACTTTCCTCACAAATTCTCTACTTTCTGATACTTCGTAATCCAAATCTCATTGACACCGGGAATAGGCTCCCACTCCCCTGCTTCGTTCTTCCTGACCTTCGGTTTTCGTGTCTGCCCCTGAATTTTGATGATGTCGCGCTCTTTGAGCCTTACCTTGTTGAACGTCTTTCTGTCGATCTTGCAATCGAAAGTCTCGCCCTGTTTCAAGGAATATACCTTCAGCTTCGGGGAATATTTGGTGTCAACTTCCATAACCATACCGATACCCTTGTACTGTTCTCCAGAGGTTGTCAGATAACCAAGGTACTCAGCTTGTGCTTCAAGCTCCTGTCGCAGCGTGCGCTTCGTGTAACGGATGTGTCTGCCGATCTCTTTTACCACAGTGGCCTTATCAAACTGTGTGAACATCTTATCTGTTTCGCGGCCACACAGAGGACGAACAACGTCCAAGTTGATACCAAGCACATCCAGTTTCTCTTTTCGGAGTTGCTTGTCAGAAAAACTGTCAAAGATTTCTGACAACTTCAGCAGATAGTTTGCATCTCCAAACTCAGAAAAGAAATCAAGTTCGATCAGGATTTTGAGTTGGCGAGAATCCAAGGATGTTTTTTCTTTGATGTCACGAAGAAGTTCGGCAAACGATTCATAACGGTTATCCCGAAGCTCATACAGAGCATCTGCCGCATCATCGTTCATGTGCTTGATGGAGCCGATCCCTTTATAGATGCTGTTATCTTCTCTTGACAAAACATAGCCGCCTTTGGAGTGCCTGAATTTGATAGGTTTCAGCTTGATGCCGAAATAGGAAAGCTCATCCGTAAGCTTCATGGTTCGATCTGCATCATCGGCATAATAATTCAGAGCAACGGTGTAGTATTCGAGCGGATAATGGGACTTTAGGTAGGCTCCGTACAGGCTGTCATAGGCATATGACAGCGAGTGTGACGCGTTGAAGGAATAATGCGCGGCCTGCTCTACCACCGTCCACGTTTCGATAAAGCCATCCTCTTTGCCGACACGTTTGATCCAGCCTTTAAGAAGCTTTTTCTTTAGATCGGCAAGCTCTTTTTCCTTGAATTTTTTCTTTGCAATCTTCTTAATGATATCGTAGCTGCCTGTTTCCGGGATGCCGAGCCAGATCAGATATTTCATGATAAGCTCCTGATAGATCATACGGTGCTTGCCTTCGATCAGAATGTCATCCAATTCCGTGACGCCGGTCGTATAAGGCTTGCGATCGACAAAATCCTGGAGCAAGCTTGCGCATCCTGGGCGAATGATAGCGACAAAGGCGGACATTTCTGAAACGCTGTGCGGCTTATATCGCTTGGCAAGCGCCGTCGCAAACTCACTATCAGCCTGGTTGATGGTACATGTCAGACCTTTTTCGTAAACATCAAATGTTTTCTCATCCAAGAGCTCATCCATTTCCCGGATCGTAGGGATTGGGATGTCGGCCATTTCACACACATCTTTGATGATAGCCCATACTGTGACGGTCAAATAATCGTTCTTGAGATACTTATACTTATCGCAGTTATAGCCATCCAGCATACAGCAGATCTTGCCGCTGCCGGTCATGCGGACGAGGCCGATCTCTTTTCGCACAGGCTTATAGTACAGAAGCATGGAGCACGGCGATTCCGACACGCTGTCGATCACGCCGATAAAACGTTTGCTCTTCTCGATAATGTCCTTCCACTTTTTATCTTCGCGGTAGGCGTCCAGATTCTTGGCAACATCATCGTATTCGGAGATGTGAAGCCCGATCCCTTTGCAATAGAGGCGGAAAGCAGAGGAATCCTGGAGAGGCTTCCATGCCAGCATCCACGCACAGTTCTCTTTACCGAGAAGGTCTTCTGTGGCCTTGATGAACGGGACACGATCGGCTGTGTTAAGGTCGATCCTTTATACCCTGGGTTTCCCCATATTTAAAGGGAGTAGACTATACCATCATCGTTGATATTATCTCGGATGCCCATTGGTAGTCGTTGCGAGCTTCCCTTGCCTTGCGGTTTAGGGCTGTCTCTCAGGATTGCCAAATCCATTATCTTGTTACCATACCGCTGTAGTTGGCAGCGCCACGCTTTGTTTTCACTCGCGCTTGGTAATAATGGCTCTAACGGTTTCCCCTGATATTCTGGGTTTTCTATATGTATCACTGCATATAGCGACATTTATAAATGTCAAACATATTCCCAATGATAACCGGCTGCTGTCTTTCCTTTTTTAATTGCTGCCGTGAACGACCCTGTTGATTTAAGTTCAAATCGTTCTTGTGCATATTTCATACAATTAAAAACTTCTCCGGTTTCAATACACCGAATCTTTTTCGCATTTGGGTTGGTCTCGTTTTGATACATAGGATTGTTCTTCTGTTTTTCTCTAAGACTCTGTTTCATTTCATCTGTCCATTTGTGATTGAAATTTGGATTCTTTTCTCCTGAAACGAGCATTGAGATTTTATTTCTAAACTCTTCGGATTGATACGCTCCATTACAATCGTTTCTTAACGCCGTCATTTTTGCTCTAAAGGCTGGATCTTCCCACTTTGTCTTGGAGGCAACAGACATTTTGGTCCTGACCTCTTCACTTGGAGATAGACCAACGGTTCCATCGCCGCCATCCGTCATGTTATAACCATTCGGGATTTTCGTATCGAAGCATTTAATAAATAGACGCTCCAAGTATTTTGCATCTTCTTCTGATAAACTACGGAAGATTACTTCGTGCTGGAAGTTATCCCATCCATATTTTTTGATAGCGTTTTTAAAAACTGATTTTTGGTATTTGTTTCCGTCAGAACCCCACCTTCTTTCCGGGTCCTGGCTTGTAATTCCTATGTACTTTTTGCCATTAACCTTGTTAATGTGCATGTAAACTGACCATATGTTTTCATTCATACTTGTTTATCGGGTAACGACCTGCTGCCTAAGATACGTTCGACTGACATAAATCTTGACGGAAAAAGTGTAATTGGCGCGGAAACTCGGTCAATATCCGTGAGACCAAGCATCTTTGTGATATAGAAGCTGGGAGCAGAGCCTCTGCCGGTATTAGTGAGGCGACCGCCATATTTCTCCTGCGCGAGCTTGGCGACGTTATAATCTATAAGGAAGTAGTTCGCCATGTTGGTATCTTCGACGGTCTTTACTTCTTCCCGAATCGCCTTCAGATACTCGTGGTGCTTTTCTTTGGGAATCGTTTTCTTTTCCTGTTTCCATCGTTCGTTGATAATATCTTTCAGATCCTGATTTGGATCATCCGACACAGAGGGTAGCTTGATATCGTCGTTGATGATAGTGATCGGTTCACACTCATCAAAAACAAGCGTGTTTTCCAACGCCTCCTGCACCTGCTGCCTTGTGAGAATCCCCTGCTTTTCATACCGCGCAAAAATTGTGTCGGAATCCGGATAGTCCAAGACCATGCCATCCTCGGACTCGTAGAACTGTTCATGCCCGCGCAGATAGACTTTGCGAAACTCGGCATCATCCGGAAGAATATAGTGGCTGTCGTTGGCGTGGATGATCGGAATGCCGGCTTCCTTGCTGAAAGAGAGCATCTGCTGATTTACAGTTTTCTGTATCTCAATATCATGCGCCTGAAGTTCAAGGAAGAAATGATCTCCAAAACGTTGTTTGAGTTCCAGGAGAAGCTCTGGTTCATCCCAGATGCCGGCCACGCATGCGCTTGTGACAATCACATTCTTTGGATCAAGAGAAAACAAGAGCTCGCGGTCGATACGAGGCCGATAATAAAAGCCTGTGTCATGCGCCTCAGACATGATATCGTTGAGCTGCATAACGCCATCGTTATTTCTTGCGATGATAATGAGGTGCTTATTGCTTCTGTCTTTTTCAAAACGGTTTGGCACGAAATAGGCTTCCGTGCCGTATATCATTTTTAGGCTGGTATCCTTCGTCTGTGTGATCCAGTCAAAGATGCTGCCGGTTACGCCATGGTTCGTGGTAAAAACAGTTGTATGTCCAAGTTCTGTCGCTCTGGCGATATAATCCTCTGGCTTTGTTACGACATCTCTGATCCAAGGATTTCCGTAGTGGTCGTGTTTATGATAATTATTGTATCTCATGTATCACTTCCAATCCGCAACTGCTGCGTATTCGCAAGAATTGCGAAAACCGCAAAGTTGCGTGCAGTAGAAGAAATTGAGTACAGGCTCGAAACCTTCTTCTCTCTCAATCTTTGCAATAGTATCGGCTACCCAGTTCATAGTCTCGTTATACTCGTTCTCATCAAACAGCACTTCCATAAACTTACCACCATCTGCGAAATGGTTCCACGCAAGCACCTTCGGGAATACACCGAAGTTCTGCTTGACCGCTGCGGCGTAGATGTAGCCCTGGCGCTTATGCGATTCAAATGTCTCCTTGTGATTCTTCAGCACTTTACCGCTCTTGCCGACCGGGCAGGCGGAAGACTTGTGGTCAATGACGATGATGTCACCGGTGTCCTTATCTCGAATCAGCAGGTCTATGTATGCGATGAACTCTTTTCCGGCGATTTTGAAATGCAGTTCCAACTCTACGCCGAGGATCTCATAGTCCTTCAGCCAATCAAAATCTACAATGGAGAAGTAATCGGCGCAGGCTTCAAACTTCTTATCCATGATTGACTGCTTGACGCGGTTAAAAATCTGCTCGTCAAATTGGTTGACATAATACTCTGCCGCTTCGTCCAGCGACAGTTCGCCTTTGAAATACTTCTCCAGCGTTTCGTGGGCAAGGCTACCGTTCTCCGCGTAGAAGTTGCCTTGGTTTGGATACAGATCGGGGTCGTTGATGATGTAGTTCAGATAGAATTCATAGGGGCAGTTCTTGAAGGAGCTCAGTCTGGAATACGACCAGCGCATCTTCTCAATTTCTTCTTTATACTCGCTGATTCAGACCACCTTCCTCTTATTAGCGTATAACTCTTCCCATACTTCTCTTCCACAGTCAACCGGTGCGTTCTTTGACTCCTTGCCGCCGAGTAGTTGCTGCGGATCTTGGATAATATAAACATTCGTGATTCGTTTGAGCGCGTCGATCTGTTTTTTTGTATCGCCTGAGCGATAGTCAACATCGGTGTCCCAAGCGAAGACCACATTCACTTTCAAACTCAGGATCAACGCAACTTGCTCGTCGGACAGATCGTGCGTTTCGGCTGAGGCACAGTTCTTGTAGCCCCAGCCATACGCTTTCATCACGGACTTCACGGACTCAAAAATGATGATCTCGTTCTGTTGCTTGACATATGTCAAGGCAATGTTTAGTCCTTGCAGATAGTCAAGACATCCAATCTTGAAGTAGTTCATATATTTTGAAAGCCGAAGCTGTTTGTAATTCGGATACCGCGTCCTGCCTTTGATATTGATCAGGTTTCCATCAATATCATAGACCGGATAAACAATGCGGTTTTGCCAGGTATCAACACGGACGCCAAACAAGTCCATGACATTCTGCTCGATGCCTTCGTCGAGCCATTCCGGAATCTGTTCTTGCTGGTACTTGTCCAATTCGGAGCTGCTCAGAATCGGGTGCTGATACTTGACAGATGTTTTTGCGGTCATCTTCTTTAGCTTTTTGAGGTAGATGACGGTATCGGACTGGCACATCTTGGAGATGTCTACATCGGCAAGGCGTGCGGCCTTCTCTACTGCTTCATCAATAGATAGACCCTCGTAGTCATGCAGCCACCAGATCATGCGACCGCTGCGACCACAGGAGAAGCAGTGATAAAACCCGTCTTTTATACTGAAGCTGAGGGAAGGGGTTTCGTCAACGTGTTTCGGGCAATGCGCCCACAGGTTATCTCCTTTCTGCTCCAGCTCCATCGTCTGGCTGACATATTCGATCAGGTCGGCGCGGTCGTCGATCTCTTTGAGCATTTCGCCGTCGTATTTGGACATAACCCGCGCCTCCTCTCTCAAAATTCATCCGTCTTATGGTGTTGTTCAGCTTCCTCTACAGTCATGGTGTCGCCATTGAACCAGAAGTCGATATAGGCTTCCTCGTCATCCTCCTGCATCTGCTCGCCGAGGCGGTTCACATAGATCTTGGCGTACATGTTGCCGCACTCAACACCGTCACGGATCTGCATCTCCTGCGTCTTGTAGCCCCACTTAATAGCGACGGACAGATACATGTTGATCTTGTAACTGTCTGCGATCTCCCCTGCTCTATTGAGCTGCGCCGCACTGAGAACAGGAAGATCAAGCTCGCCGGCAATCTTGTTTTTCAAGAAATCACACTTTGCACCGAGGACGTTGTAGATCTCAGAGCTTGTGCCATTGTTGAACTTCAAGTAGTCATAGATCACAAAACCGAGGTCGATCTTACGCTTGAGCATCTTGCAGATAGAGTAGAGTTTGTCCATGTTCATATTCGGATCATAGATATGGACAAAGGGTTGGCGCTTGAGCCACGCTCTGGCTTCCTGCACGCGCTGGAACTCTTCCTCGTTATAGGTGCCGTTCTTGATCTTCTTGTTGCTGACGCCGGAGATGTGAGACAGCAGGCGCTCCGTATACTGTCTGGTAGACATCTCGCTATCGACCACCAGCGTCGGAACACCATTGCGCAATTTGTGGACTGCCTCGTTCATCAAGAGAGCGGATTTGCCCTGCTTGTACTTCGCCTGGATCAGTACCAATTCGCCTGGTTCATATGTAAAATACGGAAGGAAGGATGGATACTTCGACGGTACGCCGTATATTCCGTCCGCCGATCTGCGTTTTTCAATCTCAGCCCAGATATCATCCAGTTCATCTCCGAGCGTGTGGATCTCTTCGCTGGTTACAAACTTCTGTGTCAGATCGTCGAGTTCGCCATAAACCTTATTGCTCAGAACGGTCAGATCGGTATCACGCTTGAAGCAGAGCCCTTTAAGGTTGTCGAGCGAATTTACAAGCTCGCGTTTGAAGGCAAAAGAGGTAACGTCTTCGGCGAGAACTTTATACTCTTCGAGCGAGTGCCTCGCTACCTGACGGAACATCTCAAGCCATTCCTGGATGGCTGGTAAATTGAACTGGTCGAGCCGCTTCTGCACCGCCTTGTTGGACTTCAACTTGTTCGAGAGGTTATAGGCGTCTATGGTCTGGATACCGTCTCTAGTCAGTTCGCGAATGCCCCAGTACAAAATGCCGTTGTCAAGGTTGAAGAAATAGTTGGGCTGTAAAAAATCTGTATGTTCGATATATTCCGGGTGGTAGATCAGTGTCCCGATGATACCGCTCTCGCTTTGAATATCCGAAAGCTCTGCGATATCTGCCATGCGATCCCTCCCTTACTTATTGAGTATTGTTCCGAATCCACCGCTCTTCTCGCGGTTAAGCGCAAACTGCGGCGCGTTGGTTTTCCTTGGTTTGATTTCTTTCTGCTGTTTGAGGAGCTTCGTTGCCTGCTGTTTCTGGTATGCATCCTGGATTTCCTGCTTGTCCAGCATGTAGCGGAAACCGGGTGGATAGCGGAGAGGAAGCTTGTGACTGACGACATATTGCATCGTGAACACCATGTAATCGGAAGAGATGCCCCTCTCCAGATATTCGTTCAGTATCTTACGCAGGTAGCCGTAGTTGACAGTATTGCTGATATGCTTCTGCCAGAGGTCGAGGATACATGCGATGTCTGAATTGATGATAGCCTGCTTCTCTCTATCCTTTTTCATCCGCTCGTAGCATTCTTTGTGGTAAAACTTCTTTTCCTCAGTTTCGTATTCGTCTGTTTCGAGGTTAATCAGTTTCCCTTCCACCGGGCAGCATGCGTATCGGCAAATTCGAGTGTTTTTTGCCAAGATGTATCACTCCTCTTTTTCGAGCAGATAGGTTGCTTCAAGGTCTGCTTCGTGGACAGCAAGGATAACAGGATACTTGCGGATCGCAGCGGAAAGATAGTTGTAGTTCTCTTTTGGCTCGGTGAAACCCATGTGCCAGCGGATTGCGTATCTCTCAACAGGCTTCAGTGCGATAAACTCATCGACAAGGAAAGCACTTTTCTCGCCATGACCAAGAGGCATTTTGTCATCCACGGTATATCCGGGAACTGACTCCCAGTCGAATCTCCCCTGACTGTCGCTCTTGCTGCCATGTTCGCTGTAAACCTTCTTGTTCTTGTACTCTACTGCGTACATATAGGTTTTGCAGATATCGTGGAGCAAGGCGATAAGAATAATTGAATCGCCGTCTATCTGATTAAGAACACTCTGCCATATGCCGCTGGCATTCTTGGCGCAGAGGCAATCATACACATTCAAACTATGCTCCAGTAGACCACCCTCATGGCAGTTGTGAAACCGTGTGCTGGCCGGCGCAGTATAGAAGTCCGACTTGCGAATGAACTCCAGAAGATTGTCCATGCCGTCCCTGCCGCATGAAAGCAACAGGGACTCAAAACGCTCGATGTTTTTATTCTGCATGGACTACCTCTTTAGAACGGAAGTTCGCTGTCCAGATCATCATCCTCTGCGGGCTTCGGCTCTGCCTTCTTACGGTAGGTCTTCGGCGCAGACTTGCTCTGGCGCTGACCACCGCCGTCCTCCTGGAGCTCCACGTCATAGACCGCGATGTTCATGCGGTTCTCCTTGGTCTTCGGGTTGAACCAAGTGGTAACATCAGGAGAACCAACGACCTTAATCGTCTTGCCAACAGGATTCTGGCGATCAGAAGTCTCCGGCAGGCCGAGAGAGCGGATCTTCTCCTTACACTCTTCACCGATAAAGTTTACGAAACCGCTGAACAGCGTCCGGTAGCCGCCGCCTTCCTGCTTCTTGCTCACGCTCGCCTGACAAGTAATCACCTTACCGTTATCCTTCGCAGACCAAAGCCGCACATATGCACCATCTCTAAGACCCATAATTCACACTCACTTTCTGACAGCCATGAGCTTCCGTTCGAGAGAAGCCAGGATGTCTGCATCTTCAATATTCTTATAGTTACCGGCGATCTCGTCATCAGGGATATCCGGGAACGCTTTCTTCTCTGCTTCCTTGCAGAGATCCGCCACTTGCTTCTTCGCCTTATCAGACAGCGCAGCCTTCTTCTTGGCAAGAGCGTCAACCTTTTCGAGCAGTTCCATCGTCTTGGTGACATCTTCGTTGTAGTCTTCACCATAGAACAGGTGCAGGCCAAGTCCGGTAGCAACAGCAACAGCCTTCGTCAGACTGCGCTTCTCAGACTTGTTAAAATCTGCGGTCGTGATAGAGTCTGCCGCCATCGACTTATTGCGAAGGTCAAGGATCGGGTAGGATTCCGTATGCTGGATTTCCTCCGTATCGCTCTTGATCACAACGGTCGTTCTAACCCATGCCGTTTTCCCATCATCGAACCACGGACGCGGGACAACTCTGTCTTCCAAGTTGATTTCCTGAACCTCGTCAAAGTAATCGGACTGCGGGTAATAACTCTTGACGATGCTCCAGCATCTGGCCCACGGCAGGTACTTATTGCCATTCTTCTCTTTTACATATTCTGATACATCAATGGCGCTTAGAGTTTCTACAATTCCTTTTTCAGTTTCGCTCATTCATTCTCCTTAGTTGTTTTTGACTGCATTTCACGATCTATGTAATCACCGCTGAAGCGGTGTTGTTTTAGTAGCACTTCTGAATAAAGTGTTGTTTTATTCAAATGTCGTAATCGCCGAGCTGAACTGTCTTTTCGCAGTACGGGCACTCGACTTCACCCCAGTCATCGCCCCAGTATTCCGGCACATCTACGAAACTCCAATTAAGAGAGACATGAAGGCCGCAATGTGGGCAATCAAATGAAATTGAAGTTGGTGCCATATTGATGTAGAAATTAGTTCTCTTCATTGCTTTTCTCTCCATCGTCTCCTTTCATAGAATCAATATCCGTGATGGGTGGATTCGGCGGCCTCAATCCTTGCCAGAGAGGTTCGCAATCAGCGCCGTTCCCTAAGTCACACTTCAAGCAACGATACGGTTTCCGCTCGTCAACAATCTTGTGTGCGCAAATCTCACAACCATCGCCGGAGTGCCACATCAGTGCGTGGAGGTCGCTCAATAGATCCCCGATTTCGCCGTTCAACAGCCTTTCGCAGTTCTTCGCCTGCTGTTCATTGAAACACTCTGCCGTATAGAGATTCTTTTCGAGAAGCCGGATATACTCGATCAGGTTATCTTTCGACATATGCGAAAGCGTTGAATAGGAGTATTTACTTTCAAACAATTTCAAAGTCCTCTCCGTTCTCTTCGATCATCTTCTGAATTGCGATAACGGCGACCGTATAAGCAGCAATATCCGTTCTGTATGAGGACTTTCGTCCTGGGAAAATCTTTTCATAGTTCTCAGCCGTTTCCCAGCAGTCATCACGTCTTGCTTCAATCAGCTTCTGTGCTTCGATCAGTGTCATTTTTCAAACTCCTCAAAGTAAAACTTGATTGGCTTTTCGTTCTCGATCACGTTCCCATAGGCAACGCCAATCTTATAGATATAGTTATCGCGCAGCTTACGTGGGATCTCTTCAATGTACCGCCTGAACGTTGCGAGATCATGCGCTCTCTTGTAGTGATTGCACATCCTACACGCCGGCATCAGGTTATTGATATCATCGATGCTGTCTACGCCTGGAACTCCGCCAACAACGATGGCCCATTCCATTTTCTGCGGACAAAAGTGATCGACCTGCATATCCTTGTATTCGATCTTCCGCCCGCAGTATGCGCAGTGGCCGTTGTATTTAGCGTATACGACTTCGCGTATTTTCTTATTGATCGCCATTCACATCACCGGCTTCTTCGGTTTCGGTCTCCAGTGTGACACCCAATCTGTCTTTATGTAATGCCGGATGTCATGTGGGCCACGCACAATCCAGTAGTCACCGTCCTGCTCGTTGTTGCGCCACTTAGCAAAGAACATCGTGCCATCTTTACAGTGGATGATGACTTCCTTGTCAGGATTCGGCAGACCTACCATGGCGATATTACACCAACCTTCTTCATCTTCAATTGGTTTCCATGAATCACACACGCTATCTGGAGGCACGAGCGGCGGTTCCTTCTCACCCCAACACAGGAGTCCATAGGATTCCTTGTGAGAGTACCAACAATTTAGGCAGCAACGCTCAAATTGTGATTGCTTTGGCATAATAATTCTATCCTTTTATTTCTTATAAACATGTTCTCTGAGGTACTCCTGTTGCAACTTTTCCTTAAGTGCCTCTATTGCCATTTCGAGCTCTTCTTTGTAGTCAGCTTTAGTACCGCACGAATCACGATAAAGAAACGTCTCAAGATTCTCAATGGCAGTAAGTATTGTCATAGTGATTTCACCCAATCAATTCTGTATTACAGTAACGTGCTTTCGGAGCGGAACAACAGGTGATGTCCGGCAGTCTCCACGTCGGTTCAACGACCGTGTTTCCTTGCATCGGGCAAGCTCTACCTAACAGAGTGCAATACCCACACTGAAGCCTGTGTGCGCAGCCGTTGTAGCTGTATGTATTTGGGTATGCCGTGCTACTGGTTGTGCTTGTATCCGGTGCTTTGTTAAAGTCCTCATTACTCATAATGAAAATCCCCTTTTATTCTTTTACAACATACGTATCACACTCAGACGAGATAAGCGCTGCGGCTATCGAAAGACCAGCCATGAACCCTGCGCTTTTGGTATCATCTACACAAGACAGGATCTGCTTATAATGGTCAGACCCGATAAAGCGCAAGATCATTTTCTGGTATTCTTCAACATCAACAAACAGCCGCGTCTTCTTTTGTTCTTCACTCATGATGAAAACTCCTCTGCTCTTCTTGCCCACACAGAGGGCAAGCGATTTTCAAGCCCTTTGCCAGCAATCCGTATGATGTATATATCTGCTTGAACTCCATGTTCACGCCACAATACGGACAGGTAGGCATAACAAATTCATTATCACTGTACACTTCGAGGAACTGCCTGTAGCCTCGCTTGATTGGATCATCTGTCATGATAAAAACTCCATTTCATTACTCATATCGATACCGGACTTTTCCGCATCCTTTACACCTGTATTCGTATTGCGGAGGGTTTGACGTAAGAACAACGCTCTGGTGCTTTTGCATAATATCTCCACAATCCGGACATTCAAAATCGGTGTCAACCCATTCAGGAAAATATGTAAAGCTCGGCGTCCCTTGATTCCATTTCATAATCAAAACCTCATTTCATTCTTGATTCAGCGGGCAACTTGTAATACCGCGCTCTTTGAGGTACTCAACAACAAGACCAGCAGGATAATCGAACAGTTTCTTCATACTGACTTCGCTGCTACGGACAGTGTACTCAAACTTGACAGCAACAGTTTCGATATCTTTTTCAAAGAGCTTGTTCTTTCCGTTGGTAAGAAGCTCCCAACCATAGGTGGTTCTATCCCACATATAGTTGGTGGTATAGTACGGCTTCTTGGTAAAGACAGTCTCTGTAAAGATTAAGTCAAAAAGCTGTGCAAGAATGGAACGCACTTCGTTGTTCGCATAGTTGTCGTAAATCCGCTCAATATCATCTTGGAAACCTCGCGCAAGAATAATCTCTTTTCTTACCGCACAAGGCACACCATTGATCTCAATGGTTGCGCACTCGTTCCAAAAATTTACGTTGTTCATAAAAGCCTACTTTCATTTGTGTCGTCTTCCCATGTCTTTGAGGATAAGCATGAGGAAGAGCACGATTCCTATACTGGCAAGATCGGAGTGGATCAGATGCAAGTTGTGAGCAATTTGCTCCAATATTTCAAATTCCATCAGTTCAAGTCGATCGGATCTACCTCATAGACATACCCACCCTGCAGCCAGCTTGTCCACGGATTGTCATGCATGTGCCTCATGGAAAGGATTTTTTTGTTATATTCACCGAGCGCATCACCGAGGTAGAGATGGTTCTCCATCTGGTACACAATTGCATTCCGTTCAGCCTGTAGCTCAAGCACTTTGTTCTCGGTAAACGTATGTTCTTTAATGATACAGACCAGCAAGCCGATCAGAACAATTACAGCACTGGACTCTGTGATCGCTGCGCATAAATTAATAAAGAAGCGATCGTCTGGATCTGCTTTTTTAAGAACAATGGCAGACACAACAAGGATGAGCGTAGTAAGCAACGTAATAATCATCTGTGGTTTCCTTTCTTTTTCTTTCTTTTCGCCTGCTGCTCGTGCCGTCTCAAATAGCGACGCACTCTCCTGGCAAATCTGTTTAGGATTCTGGATGAATCATTTGTCATTTCGATCGAGAAGCTTGCCTCCGACATCATATCGCACCATATGAACTGTTCGTTTTCATACGAGTTGTCTCCAAACTGGATCTCGGAAAGAGTGGCAATGCCGTTTATCTTTACAGGCTGTCCACCGTTTTCCGGGATTGCGTACAGTTCGCATTGTGTTGCCTGTTCACCCATAGTATTCAGGAGTCTCCTTTATGCCATTCCATTCGGAACAGCCTCCGTTTCGTTTCCAGATGCAGCGCTCACATAACTCTGGTCCATAACAATCTTTCATGGCAAAAATGTCCTTGCCTGTTACACGCTTCCCTTGGACGAAGATGCCGCCTTCTCCTGATTCACATTCGCAGATCTCAGCGCCGTATTCTTTTGCGATCTGAAGGAACAGGTCGAAATCGAATCTGAAATCGTTAATCGGCTGTTCTTCCTTTCCTGCTGACATACGCAAGAACCAAGTCTCGTGCTTGCTGCTTACTCACATACTGTTTACATGTTTTGCAACAGCCGCGAGGATACACATCATGCTGATAAGCACAATAAGGGAGCGTTGCGTTCATGTCCTGATCTTCCTCGAAGAAAAAACAATCTTCTGAATATTTATGCTTTTCTTCTCTGGTTTGCTGCCAGGGACCGAGAAATGCTTGCAAAGCTGCAAGTTCCTGTTCAATCGTCATAATCAAAGCTCCGTTTCATTCCTGATCTGCCAGCGCTTTCGCTTTGGCGTAGCTCCAGCACCTAATACAGTCATCAGAACTGCAATTGTTCTGAGACAGATTTGGATTCGTTTTCCATCCAAACACGCCGGGGCAATATCTCATACCAATTGCCACGCCCACAATCGCATCAACGAGATTGCGGCGCTTATCACAAATGGAATCCGTTTCAATTGTGATCTTCATTTCAATCCTTTCGGGGCATAAGATCGTCATCGAGGTAGAGATAAGTTTCTCTTCCGTTCCCGTCATTGACGATGACCGTATAGCAGATCCCATTTTCAATGTCGATGCGCTTTATGCGCCCTTTGATATTGAAGCTGATCTCATCGCCGACGTTATACTTGAGAATCATTCTATTCTCCATTTCATGGCAAAGATTTGTCAGTCTGACTACCTCTTGCGTATCCTCTTTGTGCAACTGAATCAGATAATCAATCGCATCCGCTGCGGCAAGCTGGTTCTCTCTCCTGATATCGCCTTTTCTAAGTGATTCTGAAATGTCCTTCCACACTTTACAAAATTGCATAATCAAACTCCGTTTTTATTCACACAATTAGTACCAACAGTTTGGTAGTTGTTATCTATCACTTTCGCCTCTTGAACCGTCCAACCGCTTTCATTTTCGAGCATGTAACCGAGATACGGCAGCAATGGGATCTCGATGACTTTCGATTCCACATGGCTGAAATTGTTGCAGTTGCTCGCAAGAGGGCGAGTCAAAAGCACTTTGAGTGTTTTCATTGCAGCTCAAACGAAGTAGTGATTGGCGACAAATTCTTCGCCATAACTCTTCTCCTCTTTCTTACGCATCTCTTCGATCTCTTTGTTGCAGATTTCGGCAAGATCGCATATACCGTAAGGCCCTACCTCCCAAGACTGCAACACTCTGCCACCACCCCAAGGCTTTGGCCCTGCGATCCTGGTGTCATTCACCGCAATGCAGCAACCTTCACGGCCCGAGATAAGTTCAATTCTCATGATAACAACCCTCTTTTATTCGTCTTCTTCTACCGGTGTCCAGATAGCAACCGTGATGTGATATGAGTCTCCTTCTTTGCTGCATGTGTACATGTACAAAAAACCGGGATCATTGTCTCGCATAAAGTTGTATCCAGACGAAAGGTACATGTTGTCTCTTTCATTGATTCCGTCCGGATCAACGCCGACACACGCATACTTTTGATAGTTATCTCCGTCAATTATGTAACAGATATCACCAGGTTCACACTCTTTGATGATATCGAATCCCTGATTGCAATGATCAGCTATGATTGGCGATTGACTTCCAAACCACATAAACCACACGGCACTATCTGTTGCGTTTACAATCGCCTGAGCATCTGGCCCCTCATACTGATCACTTTCAAAAATAGCTACACTGAAGTCAGTATTATCAAAAACCAGTCTTCCTTTTGTGCCCTGGCGTCCGGTTTCATCAAGCATTTTTAAAATCACGATATGCTTTTTAAGCGATAGGTTCTCCGTTGCAGGCGCATCGGTTGCCGCAACTACATTTTCATCTGCTAAGATTGGAGTAATCTGTTCCTCTGGCCGGCTGGTTTCTTTTGTATTCGAATCTTTCAATACACCGTTCTCGCCAGCTATTAATCTCGTTAATACAGCGGCAAGAAATAGCACAATAAGCAAAATTCTGCTTTTCTTTCCAATGTTCAATTATGTAGAAACTCCTGTTCTATTGCATACGGCGCAAACTTTAATAATTATGCGGGTCGGGATTTGCACCCGACATAGCCTCAGTCGTTCAGACCCGTTTATCAGACGGAAGCATCGGCCTTACGTTGTAAGCGTCTACTATTGCCGTGTCCACAGTACCGTTTGCATCACACCACGTTCGTGCTTACGCGCATACCGCAGGCAGTGAACTTTACCATCCTCGGAGTCATGGTCTTTGGATGTCTATTCCGCCACCGCATAAACTGTTTACCTTATGTATTCGATCTCATATGGACGAACCAAAGTATCTAACGTGTAACTATCGATGTCTGGATCTGCCACAAGCGCATGCATCCGATGCCCACGACAACTATCGCTTGGAACAGCAACGGTAATCGAGCTGCCGTTGTTGAACAAAAAGTCGTAGTTGGTTTTTGTGTTCCTCCTGAGCCGTCTGAAGTTAGGAAGATATGTTATCTGGAGTAGATCGTCAACGACATTTTTGCATGTTCTTTCGTTTGGGACATAGATGCCGGCGCGATAGTAGTCGTTTTGGAAGCACAGTCGCGCTATTTCAACGAGTTTTGGGCGGTTAATATAAGTAATTTCCACGATAAAATTAACCTTTTATATTCCTTATTTTGTTCTCGAATTGCTTACGTACATAGTCTTCATCGAATAGGAAATCCGGGCAGTTCCAATACTTTCTTGGGAAGTGTTCCCAATGTTCGAGTTCACATGT